TAACTTTTGGGGCTTCCGCAACCCAATACTATTGGGCTTTTATATATGGAAGTTTCTTAGGCGGCGCAGTGAACCTTGACGCAGGAAACAACCTGACATTTTGGAACTATGCAGGCGGTTCAGCAACAAGAAACGGATTTATAGAAGTTAACAACCCTTTTTTGGCGACAAACACGGAAATACGTTCAAGAGTAAGGTACTCGACTGTCTACGGAAACAATGTAGGTATTCATGGCGTATCAAGTTCTTTTACTAGTTTTACTTTGACAGCGGCTTCAGGAACAATGACAGGCGGAACAATCCGCGTCTACGGATACAGGAAATAATTATGACTATTGACGAATACAAAGCCCTTTACCCACAAGACGCCGTTTACATTCAAGTAGACGACACCGAACGCCTCATGACAGACGAAGAATACGAAACATGGGTCGCCGAAGGTGTCTACAACAGCAACCACCCGCTGCCATGAAAACTCTTGCCGTGATCGCCGCTCTTGCAGTCGTCCTCATGTTCGTCGTTACAGGGTGCAGCGACCGCACTCGATACAACTGTCAAGAAAACCCAACCGCAGAAAGATGCAACCCATGATCGCTTCAATTATTACCGTCACCACCAGCCCGACCTTGTTGGTCGCCGAAACCGCCAACGCAACGCGCACCATCTACTTTGAACCAGTAGGAAACGACGTCCACATCGGCGGATCAGCAGTCACGACCACCACAGGATTAGTAACCAAAAAAGACCAGATATCCGTTATGGCGATCCCACCACAAAACGCGTTGTATGCGGTCACCTCTACAGGCACAGTGACCATTCGAGTGCTTCAGCCTGAAGGCGACTTCTGATGCGCAAACGACTAACAAACTCAGAGATCAAAGCGCGCCTTATTCTCGTTGTCGGTGTCACCCTGTCGGCGACGTTTGTTCTCAGTACAACCTCACTTCTCTACGGCTTACTGTTCGTTGTACAACCTTTAGAAGTCAGTCCAAACGACGAATCAGCCTGGTCGCTACTGTCGCCGATGATGCTATTTCTGACCGGAGCCCTATCAGGCATACTTGCCTCTAACGGCCTCAAAGACAAAGAGAAAGACAACCACAATGACGAAGCGTAACTACACAGGAAACACCGACGCCCGAGGCAACACTCGCCGTATGGGAACCCTCAAATTTGTTGACTACTGCGAATTCTTGTTCGGTGTCAAAAACATTGGTATCTACGCCGACCGCAACATGGTTGGCACCACACCACCAAAGAAGTCTGTTCACGCCACCTGGAGGGCCGTAGACCTCCGTGGCACTCAAGAACAACGGTTCCATCTCATTGACTTCCTATTCAAGCACCGCGACATCCTCGGCATTGAGGAAATACACGACTACGCAGGCACCTACAAAAACAACCCCAAAGGCTGGGGCGCTGGCTACCGTTGCGACCGCGACGACTGGAAGGTGTACGACAAGAACACTCTCGGGTCAAAAGGTGCCCAATGGGTGCACGTCGAATTAGACCCTGCACACGCCGACAGCGTTGCCCTAGTCGAGCAAAGTTTCAAAACGATCTTTGGGCAATGACTTGACTCCCGACCTTTGAGTCGGTAAACCTACTCCCGACCTCGGAAACCCGACTCAGGAGGAAAGATGCAACTATCACTTTTAGCGGAACTAGACGTTCCGGCCGAACGACTCAAGTATGAAGCGTTTAAAGAGGCAAACCCGTGGGTAATGCCCGCACTACTCAAAATGGTTTACAAGCTGCACATCCAAGGGCACACGCACTACGGCATCGCGGCCCTTGTCGAAGTGTTGCGTTACCAACACGCAACCACCAACGATCCGACCAGCGACTTCAAATTTAATAACAACTATCGCGCTTTCATGGCCCGAGAGATCATGCAAGAAAACCCAATATTTGAAGGCTTTTTCAGCACCCGCAAATCAGTTGCGGACCTATCAGAGGACTACTAATGAACTTAAAACGACTAGCACTTTTAGCATTTGGCACCTATGGATTATGTGCTTTGTGGGCAATCACTGGCGTACAGGAATCGTCACCGATGCTTACTATTGCGCCCAGGCAAACAATCACATTGCAGGACCTGACACCCCAGCAACTTGCCGACCGCGCAGAGGAACTACTAGCAACAACCACGACCACCACCACAACAACAACCGTCTTAGCGTCACCACGGATCGCAGACGTACCAGTCGAAACCAAATGCCAAGAATGGTTCCCGACCGCGATCTCTGTTGGTTGGCCCAACGACACAGAAACCCTGCAAAAATTGGGTCGCCTCCTGTGGAAAGAGACAAGGTGCCTTAACATTACGCCCCTGTCGAGTGACCCCGAACTGGCAAAACGCTTTAACAATTCCGATCACGGGATTGCACAAATCAACGAAATCCATACACGCTACGCAGAACAAGTATTCAATATGCCGTTCGCCGAAGCCATGAGCGACCCGACCCTCAACCTTAGGTTTGCCTACCTGCTCTACTCCGACATAGCCGAAGGTGGCGGATGCGGTTGGAAACCGTGGAAACTGTGCTGAACATCCACCGTCCCGACTGGCAAACAGACGCAGCTTGTCACGACCTCCCACTCGACTTATTCTTTCCGAGTTCCGGTATGCAATCAATGCGAAACATCAATGTAATCAAGCCTTTTTGCGGTGTGTGCCCTGTTCATGTTGAGTGTTTGGCGTATGCACTTTCGCATCCTGACGAGCGCGGTATATGGGCTGGCACTACAGAGAACGACCGTCGCAAGATCAGGTCTAAGAACTTTCAAGCCACACCTTTGGTCTATAGTGACGGAAAGTACCGACAAGTAAAGGACCCGACATGACAACCCACGAAATGATCGCTGCGATTGCTAAGGCAGAGATTGCTATGAAGGCGTCACAATGGCAGATAGAACGCCTTGTGGAGGATGTGGCGATGCTTAGGAAGGCGCTGACTGAGTTGGCTTATGTTGCTGAGGAGCATGGCATCTATCTGTCCAACCTCACGAAAAGCACGCAGGACACAATCGTCGCTATGAGGCTCGGCGGTTTCAAATGATGTGCGCCGTATGTAACGCACCGTTTAATACTTTAGATGTGCGCCTCCAAACCGAGTTACGCGGTATTCTTTTGAGTTCCAGTGGCCGTGTGATTTGGGTTTGTCTGTCATGTCGGGTTGCTCCTTTGGTTTGTGGTAATGGTAGGTCAAGTGCGTTAGGTCAAGGGATCTAGCGCCCAAGCGGAAGGGCACCGCTCGGTTGCTATCGTTCTGACGTGTGAGAGTTGGGTGGTTTGTGTCCCCCACTATTTTGACGCATGTCTCGTCTGGGAAGCCTGTCTAGTTTTGTTCGGTGGAAAACCCATCGCAATGTACGTTTGAACGCTGATCCCTCGCATCGGTGCGCGAAGGTCTACCCTCGTTGCCGAGTGTTCCCATAGTAAGGTTCAGATTCTCACAAGGGCTGATGCTCATCTCTGTATGAGCTGCTGGTGTTGATTGGGGGTGTCGGGTCAGTGTCCACTCCTGACCCGACAGTACGCATATTAGACGCGGGCTAGGTGTCAGATGTTGAAGGGGTCTCTAATCGTGGTATTGATCTGATCTGTAACCATTCGTCATTGATGAAGTATTGGGCGTACATGATGTCTTTCCATGTGAGAAACATGCCGTTGATGGTGAGGTATTCCATGTCGCGGTCTTGGAATCTGACAGCAAATATGGGGTGGATTCGATATGCGTCGGAGTCTCGCATTACGACTTTGAGAGGGTGTAGGGGCTCGCGCCAGTCACTATTTGTCATCGGGTTTCCTTGCTAGTCGGTCGCTGATCTTTTCTAAATGGCATGGCCGCCAGACGTGGACTTCCTCGCCTGAGTCCTCAAGCGTGTTGATCCAGTCCCATTGCAGCTCTGACACGACGCCTTTGTCTGTTTTGAGTTCGGCGAACAAAGTTCCGCGGTACGGATGGCACATCACTAAGTCTGGGAATCCTTGGTTGCCTGTGTTGGGTGTGATCCATTTGCCTGGTCGGATTTGTGCCGGCTGTGTGTGCATGACGCGCCAACCATGCAATTTCGCCAATGTTATAACGGCTTTTTGGAACTCTGCTTCAGATATTTCATCCACCGTTCATCAGCCGATCAATGAGTTCTGATGTTTCACGCTTAGTGGCGGGCACTGCGCCTTCCCAGTTCTTAGCTCGAAGCATTGCTAGTTGTTTGGCTGTAGGTCCGTCGCCTGTTGGGGCTTCAGCCTTTGACCCAAGGGTTTGTGTTCGTGCGGGAGCTGCGGGTCCGTCGCCGACAGCCTGTTCGCCTTGACGGTAAACCTTGACCATCTCTTCAAGTGAGGCACGTTTCTTTGATCCCTGATACTGGTAGTTAGCCAGGGCCCGACCGATGGCGGATGTTTCGCAGTTCTCTAAAGCACTGGTTTTGTTGACCATTGATGAGTTGCGGACTTCTTCGGCGTATCCGGTCGTTGTCGGTACGGTGTCAGTGATGTCGGCGTAGAGCTCTGCTTTAACAACGATGCGTGTTCCGTCGTCCACGATGATTTCGGTGGTGATGCGTCCGCGTGGGCAGTCTTTCCAGAACAGTGGTAGTCGTTCTGCTACTTCTGCGTAGTCGGCTGGGTTAAAACTCATAACTTGCCTCCTTTGCGCATACGAATTAAGCGTTGCTCTACTGATCCTGTAGTTCGTTTCAAATCTTTGGCAATATCGGTGTTGTTCATACCCTTTTGTTTAAGTTCAACCAATCTTTTGTCCTCAAACATTGCCCAAGGTTTTGTGTGCCGATCTAACTGCAAATTGGGATAATTAACCACTGGAACATTGCTTTTCTTTGATTCGCGAAGCATCGCGTAAACGGACTCAAGTTCTTTGTGGAGTAACTCAATAATTTGAGTCATTTCTTGTTGATGCTTTGTTTTTTTATTAAATAATTTCATGATTCCATGTCCTTTAAGTGTCGGGCCTGTGCAGGCGTTTGGTTTTGAGATTGTTTAATAACTCGAATCATGGCAGAGCATCGGGCTGTTTCTTCCAATGTCATACCAACAAACCCGCCTTCCTCAGCACAGTTCAGGCAGATACCTCGTAACTCTGAACGCATCCGAATGTCGCCAGTGCGGAACGGTGCGTCACATATTTGGCAGTTCATTTGAAACCGCCCAGACGCATAGCCACGATCACATCTTGCGTGCTCTTAGTCAGATTCGACAAGTAGACACCGTTCTCCTCAGCAACATAAGCCAACTCTGTAAGCGCCTTCCTAAGCATCGCTACGTCATCCCTGAGGCGTTCAATTTCCCAAGTTGCTGCCTTCATCGCAATGTCGGCTTTAGCGATCATGGCGGTCATTTCTTGGATTTGGGTCATCACGGTCGGGGCTCCTTGATCTGTCGGTATTTGCCGTCACTATAGACCAGCGGTGTGGCCTGTTTGTCGTTGTAGTTCTTAGACCTGATCTTGCGACGGTCGTTCTCAGTTGTGCCCGCCCAGATACCGCGTTCGTCGGGATGCGATAGTGCATACGCCAAACATTCCACGTGCACTGGGCAAGCCAAACAAAAAGGCTTAATCACATTGATGTTTCTCAGTGATTGCATACCGGAGCTGGGAAAGAATAAGTCGAGTGGGAGGTCGTGGCAGGCGGCGTCTGTCTGCCAGTCGGGTCGGTAAATGTTCAACACAAGGACCAGGGCTTCCAGCCACAAGCACCAGTTTCTTCAAGTTCGGAATACAACAGGTAAGCGAAGCGTAGGTTGAGGGTTGGGTCTGCCATGGATTCTTCCATTGGGCCTGAGAAAAGTTGTTCAACATAGGCGCGATGTATTTGGTTGATTTGCGCAACGCCATGGTCATGACCGTTAAATGACGGGTGCGTGTAACTGACGTTCTGACAACGCGTTTCTTTCCAGAGCAGCCGACCCAACTTTTCTAGGGTTGCTGTGTCATTGGGCCATCCGACAGTGATGGCAGTCTGGAACCATTCTTGGCACTTCGTGTCCGGGTGGAATTCAGCCAGGCGCGTAAACGGGACGGTGCTTGAAGTGCTTGTCGTGCTTGTGGTGGTGCTGGTTGTGGTCGTTGTTGCTGTGAGTTCCTCTGCGCGGTCCTCAAGTTGTTCGGGGGTCAACATCCCCAGCGTGACTGTGGCGGGCACAGACGGCGCGTAGATGGTCTCTGAGTCGCCCTGGACGCCTGTGATCGCCCATAGTGCGCACAGTCCATAGGTGCCAAATGCTAAAAGTGCTAGTCGTTTAAGGTTCATTAGTAGTCCTCTGTTAAGTCCGCAACTGATTTGCGGATGCTGAAAAAGCCTTCAAATATTGGGTTTTCTTGCATAATGTCTCGCGCCATAAAAGCGCGGTAGTTGTTGTTGAACTTAAAGTCGCTGTTCGGGTCGTTGGTTGTTGCGTGCTGATAACGCAACACTTCGACAAGGGCTGCAATGCCGTAGTGCGTGTGCCCTTGGATATGCAGCTTGTAAACCATCTGCAGTAGTGCGGGCATTACCCATGGGTTTGCTTCTTTAAAGGCGTCGTATTTGAGTTTCTCGGCTGGAACTGCGAGAACGTCAAAAAGGGATATTTGCATTGCTTCCTCCTGCGGTCGGGGTCCCGCTATTACGGGACGCACTTGGTTGTCAGTCATTAGACCGACTCCCAGACCGAATGTCAAGTCATGCTTCTAAAGCGGGGAACACTTTCAGGGCTTCAAGGACCGCTGGAGTCCAAGTGTCGCCCGTGACGTATTGCAGGTGCCACGGCTCAAAGTTCGGATTCTGCGGGTCTGCGACAGCCCAAGTGAAGCCATAAAGCAGGGCTTGACAGGTTGCGAGACCGTCGCCTAAAAGCCACGCCAACAACGCTGAGCCTTCATAACAGTTCGCCGCATCAATCGCCAGCCCGAGCCCATGGTCCGAGTTACCTGGTGTCGCACACGGTGCCTTACCTGGCTTCAAATAGTATTTGCGTCCCTGCCAAATACGGATCACTTGTGGTTTGCGGCCGTAGTCCTTAATCGAGTACCGATCATTGAACATGGCTAACTGGCGGTCATACGTGCGGTATGCGCCGACCTGATCAAGGGTTAAACCGTTGAAGTAGGCGGCAAGTTGTAAACAGTTCCACGCGGTGGCCGCGTGCTTTTCAAGTTGCCCAGACGGTTTCTGTATCGTCCGCAGAATGTTGGCGGTGAGGTAACCGTTCTGTTGGCCTGTCAGGTCGGTCGGTTTAATGATCGGCAGTACCGGGTATGTGGTTGCGCCAACAGCTGCGGGTGTTTTCTTTTTGGCGGCCATCAGACAAGATCCGCGTAACTGGTAAGTGTTCGGATTGAGTGTGTGCCTGTGCCCATGACGACCCATAGTTCTTCGTTTGGTGGAATCGTGATGATAACGGTGGTGTTGTTTTGGATTTTGAGACCGTTGGCTGTGGTGACGTCTGCGCCACCTAGGTAGGCGTCGTTGCCGTCGGGGGTCACATGGACATCGCGTGTCTCGTTGATCGCTTTGGAAACGATTTTGACGGCTGTCTGGGCGACTGTCGTGTTGGTGGAGATCATTTGATGTCCTTCTTTTTGATGATTGGCTCGACTGGTTTGTTGGTCAGGGCGGCCATGCCGTTACCGACTGAGTAGCCGACGATCATGGTGATGATTGGTAAGCCTTGATCTTGGTCTATTGCACCAACTGCGATGAGTACGGTCATGCAGATTAAGCCGACTAATGCGATGAGTGCTTTTGATGGGTTGAAGGTCATGCCCATATCCATACGACTAAGGCGATGGCTAGTCCTGCGACGATGGCAAGCGTTTTCATGGTGTTACTTCGTAGGTGTAAGTCCATGTGATGTAATCGCCTGTGCCCCAAGTAAATGGGACTGTGGAACTGACATAAGCGGCAGCGGAAGCACCGCCAGACCTTGCCATACCCAACAACGACCCGTCAATTGAAAGATCAACAAAACAAAAACCTTGATAAGCACTTGTCCCATCCATGAACATTGCTAAACCTGAGCCGTTTCTTAACGCTGACGCAAATGGGAAACCGATTCGAAAACTTCCACTAATACTTGTTGTAGAACCAAAAGTGATTTGTCCCGTATAAATACAAAGGGAACCAACTCGCAAATATTTTGCGTTGATAGTTCCGTTGCCTAATGACCAACCACTTTGAGTTGGTGAGTTGTATGCAACCCAAGCGGAACCAAATGGTGCTAATACATCCATGTTACCTTTTACTTGTGCATTCCAAAAAGCAGCAGTTAAAACATTTCCTGCTGTTTGTGATGTGGGTGTTGTCCAAGCCATAATGTTTTCTCCTTAAGCAAGTCTATTAGTGTCAAGAATCCCGTAAGTGGAACTGTCCAACTCAAACGACTGATTATCCACACCAGACTTCACTGTCAACCTAATGGTGGTGTTTGAAGGGTCTGCCGTAATGAGTCGTCTTATTGCGATCATTTGATTGGTTTGTGTTGAGGTTGCACCAGTCGGTTTGTACTTCACTGTCAACCGATTCCATACTGCAGTGTTAGGCCACAGCAACTGCATGAATTCCAACATTGCCACACCATCGTCTACTGCTGAGCGTTTAAGAACTGCATAACTTGTTTCAATTTCTTGAGGCAGATATTGGATTGAGCCGTACCGATTAACCCAAAAGTCAGCAATGCTAGTTTTGCTGACACTGGTTGCTGCAGCAATGTTTGTGTAGCTTCTTGTTCGTGGGCCGTAAAGATTTTGGCTAGTTGTGTTTGTTGATGTAGGAGTTGAAGCAGGTACGGACGAGATGACCGCCTCGTTAGTCAAATCTTCTACTGCGAATCCTGTAGTGATTTCAGAGAACGGGATTTGACCTGTTGTTATTGCTGACGACCCATCAGCGAATTCGTAAAGTGTTGGTGAAGTTCTGTTGAGTTGGTTATCAATCAGGGTTGCGTTCCAAATCCAAACATTAGGAGTTCCGGCATAAGTCCCGATCACATAGTCGGTTGGTATGAGAGCTGCTGGGCCTGAAGGAATGATCTGATTGTTCAACCAGTCTCCGATGTAGCCATAGTTAATAAGAGTTGGGTCTATGCCTGTGTCGCTCCCAGTCGCATTGGTGACATCAACCTTTGAAAAGAATGAGATGGATTGTCCAAGGGTTGGTGTTCTGATCACTTGAAAGTTGGCAGTACCTTGACCATTAAAACTGCGCTCAACTGCGGTCGTAATGTTCATAGCAATATCGGGGTTAGTTGGGGCGCGAGCAAATGATTTACCACCAAGACTAAAAGCGTCTAAACAATCAAGTATCACGAATGATTCTTTTGAGTTCATCATTGTGATCTGATAATCAATGATCATTCCTGCAAAAACAATCCCAGTGTTTACACCTGAAGTTGCGGTAATAACCACCGCTTTACTAAACCAGTCAGTCAAGCCATAAGTTCCGCTGATAGGTGTGAATTGTCCGCCGTTGTTGTTAATTGTGATTTGTGCTGAGCCTCGACCGCACGTAGCAAGTTCTGCGCTGAGGTCCAAGTTCATTTGCTGAACATACGAAGTGATGTCAGTCAGGCCGTTTATATCGCCAAACTCTATTTTCCAAGTAAGCGCAAACGCCATTAGAATCTGACTCCGCTGGTACTTGCTAATGCAAGTTGACCGTTGTTTCGGACCCACTTTTGAAGTGCTGCAACGACATCATTAGGATTTGCTGAGGTGACATTGACCGTAATGTTGGCACCGCCCATAGCGTTGTTTGGTGTGATACTTCCAGACGCGCCAGGCGTAAACAATTCAGGGCCACGCTCGCCCACTATGTAGGAACCGCCCCGCGCCACCGGACCTCCTGCTGCACGAAAACCGCTGAAGTCCAATCCAGCTAGCGACGACAAGTCCACAGCGCCAGCCATGGCCGCATATGGATCACTGACGTTTTTGTAAGTCTTTTGGAACGCTTGAATCTTCAGGATGAGAGCATAAGCGCCTTCTAAATCGCCTTTGTCGACAAGCACTTTGACTTTGTGCGACGAAATGCCGTCCATGTTCAACGCAAGGTTCATAATGTCCGTGGTAGCCAGTAACAACTGTTCACGGTAAGCAGCAACATCCTCAGTAGAACCTGTGGTGAATGCTTGTGCAGCTGCAGTAGCGAGATCGTCTAAAGAGGTTCGAGCGTTGTCAATAGCAACATCGGTTTCTAATGAACCAATCAGTTCACGCCATGCGGCGTCAACATTCTTGACTTCTTTCCATGTGTCGTTCAAAGTAATTTCTAAAGGCGCTAACGAGTTTTTTCTAACCTTGTCAATTGTTCTGCCAAGGAAACTGGTTGTGAAATCTACTTTGCCCATGTGGTCAATGAACTTTTCAATGGTTGAAGGCGAATCTTTGAACCAGCCGACTACAGCCCCCGCAGCATCTTTAACACCATCCAAAGCCGTTTTAGTTAAAGCAAGTGGGTTCAAGTTTTCAATCATCCAAGTGGCACCTGGAATGGCCTTAAATGAATCTCTGACGTCAGTAACAAAGCCGACAATTTTGCCAAGGTCAGACAAGATAGGGACCAAACTGCCACCAATAGACAAAGCCAAATCTTCCACTTTGCCTTTCAGTTCGTCCATTACATCTCGTAGTTCTTTAGCCTTTTCAAGTTCCTCTGGGCTAATAACTTTGGATTCTGAAACTGAACCTAAAGCCTTAGACAAATCGTCGGCGCCCATCTCAATAAGCGTTGACATTGACTGCCAGCCCTTGCCTAGGAGCTGCGCCGCAACTTTGGCTTTTTCGGCTGGGTCCTTAATACCCTTGATACGGTCAATAGTGTTTTTGAAAGTTTCGTTGACGTCTAACGATCCGTCCTTGAGATACACAAGGTCAACGCCAAGTTCACGAACCTTGTCCGGATCAGCGCCAATCGTTTTGTTCAGGCGACCAATCGCGCCTTCAACGGCATCAATTGGGACGCCAATGTCACCAGCGGCTTCGATATAGCGTGACGCGTCTTGGATAGATAAACCTGTTGCGGTCGCAAACTGTTCGGCACCCAACGCCAAATCTTGGAATGCTTTTATTCCTTCGCCAGCGAACTTGGCAAAAGCGATACCGCCAGCGACAGCAAAACCAGCGGCATTTGCGCCAACCGAATCCATGATGGACTTTGAGCCAGCCTTAAACTTCCCTAGACCGCCTTCAGCGTTAGCCACCGACGCCTTGAAATCACCAAAAGCCTTCTTAGCGTCTTTAATCCCTTTGTCCTGTAGATCGGTAATGATCGGGATTCGAATGGCCATTACAGCACCAACGCTTTCGTCAACTGGTTGATCTCTGCCATAACCTTGTCAACCGACTGTTTCATTTCGGCTTCAACCGCGCCAGCATTATTTTCATAAGCACGCCACATCACACGGGGCTTATTACCCCAACCGTTCAAGGCCTCAGCAAAACGGTTGGGGTTCGTACCGGCAAACTCCACAATTGAAGCTGCAGCATCCGTGTTTACAATCGTTAACACAGCATCTTTTTTCTTTGAAAGTGACGTCTGAACTTTGATGCCACGCACAGCTGCGGCTTGACTATACGGGAACAACCCTCGTCCACCAGGGGCCCAAGTGCGACTGATACCAGACGGCCACGCACCATTCTTTTTGGTCGGATCACCAAACGGATACAACTGTTTTGCTTCATCAACGACAGGCTTAAGAATCTTTTTAGCGTCTCTGAAAAATTGTTTTTGTGTTTCAGGCTTCACCTTTTTCAAGGCTTTTAAAGTGGATTCGAGTCCTTGAACTTGCATGCTCACTTTTGCCTCTCCTTCAGAATCTCAGCGACTGTCGAGAGGTCGTCAACATCAAACTCTACATCATGCGGGAAGTAGCCCGTGAGGACTAGGAGCTGGGCTAGGGAGTGTCGGAAACTTCCGTTGGGGTAACTTTTCCCACTTCACTGTTCACGATCTCAATGTTCACAAGTTTGTTAATAAACGAGTCAAACTCCACGGGGATGGACTGACCGTGTTCGGTCTGTGTTTTGGCGGTGTGCCATGCCATGAACGCCATGTCCTCCATACCGAAATTGTCGGCAAGGTCGGATGTTTTCATTTTGAACTTGCGTTCCCATGCGACAAGCGTGGCAAGCGTTGTCGTGATGGTGGCGTAGCCGTAACCGATGTCGAATCGGATCGTTAACTTCATGTCGGGCTCATTTCTGTTGGAGTGTTAAATCAGGATTCAGACCAGGCGAAAGTTCCGCCCATAAGGGTGATGGAACAGGTGCTCAATTCGCCGAGCGTATAGACGACAGGTAGCGAAGGCAAGTAACTGCCTGTCAGGGTTCCCATGGGATTGGTGGCGCTGATAGCGGCCGACGAACCTTTGATGGTCACGGTCGTGATAACAGTGCCGACAAGCGACTTCAAGGTTGCGTAGGTTTCCGATGCAGCAGTTGACCAGTACAGGTCAAGAGTCAAAGTGTTGTTTTGCAAACCACCAACGTATGCAACAGCAGTTGAACCGAAGGCATTTGCTTGTAATTCTTGGATTGTCTGCGTCAAAGTGGCGGCGGTGCACTGGTCCGAGATGTCAACGGCGCCAATGGAGATGACTGGGTTTGAAAGATATGTTGAAGTTGCCATGACGGATCAATCCTTTGTGTTTTTGGTCGCGTCGGGCTTCGTCGCTAATTTAGCACCTTTGCTCGGGTGGGTGTCGGAACGCTGAATAAACCCTCCAGCGAGCAACCACTCAATGTCATCAGACGGACCAGCAACAAACGGTGTGCCGATCTCGCCGACTCGAATTGAAGAGATGATGTAACGATCCATTGGTTTATCCGTTCTGTGCTTGTATCGGGATGATGAGTTCGTATCCGGCATAGTCTGCTCCGCCGACCGTGACGACTTTGGGTGATGCTGACATGACCGCAACATTTTTGGTGACCAGAGCAGACGTCAGATTTAGGAGCTGGCGCAGTGCGTCAAGGTTGCCTGGGCCGTTACTGATCAGGGTCACGGGGAAAGTCATTTTGACGATGTTGTAGTTGAACGATTCGATGGATGGAGCATCCACAAAAGCGCAAGGTGGAGCGATATTGCGAGGATCATTAACGACACGAAGGCCCGAAATAGTTTGGAGAGTAGTGACGAGATCATCTAGGGCCTCATTCAGAAAGTCCGTATAAGCCATTTCACGCGACCTGTGGTCTGTTGATGCCTAACAACTGTTTGACGATGCCTGAGAGCCCTACAACGGGCGCTGATGCCATGTCAGTGAACGACGCGAACTGGTCAACCGACCCACGCTGACGGTAAAGGGCTGACCCGTACATCAAAGTTCCGAGGGTGACATCTCCACCAGGTGAAGTTGACAGCGAGTCAATGTACGAAGATTCTTGACGGCGACGAAAACAGAAAGCGTTCGCAGCAGCTGCGCATTGAACTAGAAAAGCGGTTTCGTCACCACTTGTCGTGATGCCGAGATACGTCGCAATTTGCGGACCAGTGATCCAAGTGCAGGTCTGCTCAAAAGTGATCGTGCCAGTCAACGCGTGAAGTTCTTCGGGCGTCTGACTGTCAGCCCACATCACCGCATTTTCTAGCGGATACGAATAGTCGTATTCGATAAGACCTTCGGTATCAACATTGATCGGCAAAAACTGGGGCATCGCATAAACAGATTTGACTCCGTTGTATGCGGCCCCAGCATTGGCGACGGTTATGGATGCACCGACGACAATTTCGTTTGGTGTCAGCGTGGTGACGGTGACATAGCCAGGAACGATGACCGCTGTTTGGATTGTGTAAGTCGCTGCCATAGCGACCTCCGATCAGGCCTGAGTGATCTTGCGAATCATTGATGGCACAGCGGCGAACGTGGAAACGTAGGCATGCACACTGAACAGGCGTGAGAGGGTTGCAGGCTGTTCAACACTGAGCAAAGAACGAATGCTTTCGTAGTACTCGAATGCCTTGGTTGCGTTCGTGATGATCATGGTCTTGGCAGCGAAGTTGCTGTCAACGACGATCTCAAGTCCGAGCGGGTTGGAGCCGACCCATGTGGTTGCGTTTCCGCCACCGAGAGCGTTCTGACCTTGGAGACCAGGTGCACCAACATACGGGAACAACGGACGGTTGCTTCCGTCAACGACCTGTCCGAGCTGGCCCCACACGTCTGGGCTAACGAACAAAGTGTCGGGGAAGAAGTTCGTTCCGTTTGAAACATCAACTGCGGCGTCGTAGATGGACTTCATCAAGTCGACTGCAGTTCCGTCCCACACGCCCGATGATGTTGCAGCAGTGAGAAGTGCGTCGGCTGCAATGTCGTCGGTCTTGAGCATGAGTTCGCCCATCAAGTCACCGAGGATCAATTCCATTGCTGCGGGCGAGGTGAAGTCAATGTCTTGCATTGACAACGAAACCTGACCGGCAACGGTGGTCTTGCTGATGGTGTTTGAAGCGATCACCATGGTGGTGGCCGACACTGCGTCAAACTCTGCGGACTGTGCAGCAGTTGAAGTGTGGGTCGTGATGGTCGGACGAACGAAAGTCTTTTGTGCTCCGTTGTCAGGATAAGCGCGAGCGCCTAGGCGGTTGACGCAAGGCCTGACGAAATTGATATTTTGCACCAGCGGGCCCAACACGGGAACTGGCAAGAGGCCCGGCGTTGAGGTGGTTGCGATATCGCCAGCTGCAGCTTCGTAGGTTGACTGGTTTTCGTTCTTCCAATCGGTGACCGATGAGTTCACCTTGGCGAAAGTTTCTCCGCCTTGGTGGTAAGCGGCCATCCATTCGCCAGCCGAAGGAAGGCGTGGTGCGCGCTTTGCGGAAGCGAAAATTACGGGGCTGGTTGGCGCGGCTTCAGGTGCTGCGGCTTCGATATGTTCCGACATGGGTGTCTCCTCGACTTGTGGTTCTGTTACTGAGATTTCGTCGGGAGTTGTGTCTGCTGAAGCGGCCACATCTGTGATAGTAGCACCGCT